CCGGGCTGGCCGGAGTCCGGGCAGGATAGCAGGAGCACCTTTGCGCCGACGTGGATTGCAGGCTGATCGCTCATGCCTCAGCGTATCACCATATTTAACGGTCACCGAGCGCTCACCGCACGGTGACCGCACGCTATGTGAGCGCAAACCGAGCCGTTTCCGCGCAAAACGCTGTCTCGCGGCTCGATTCTGCTTTTTTGTGCGCAAAATCGTATGTAAATACTATGTAATTTGAGCGCAATACATGCTCAATTCGTATGTATATGGATTTTCATAGACTGAAATCGACAATAAAGACGCATAGTTGCACGGTGACCGTGCGATGACCGTCACGCTCCGCCTACACACATACACGAACAGGTACAGGGACAGTAGTACAAGAGCAAAAGCATTGTCGGCGCAAAAAGATGCGCCGACGCAAATGGGCGTGCGCTATAATTCGGCCATGGAAACCGCTTGCCACCTCAACCACGCGCAGACAGTGAAGTAAGGAGCGACATGCAACTGCTTTCCCCACATCTCAGCCTCGAAGAGTTGACCTTTAGCTCGACGGCCGTCGCCCATGGCATCGACAATACCGCGTCTCCGGAGATCGTCGAGCACCTGGCCGCGCTGGCTGCCAGCCTTGAGAAGGTGAGAGCGATCCTCGGCTCTCCGCTGCACATCGACTCAGGCTATCGCTGCCCTGACCTCAACCGCATCGTGCGCGGCGTCCCTGACTCGGCACACGTCACCGGCTACGCGGCTGACTTCGTCTGCCCGCAATTCGGCTCACCGCTGGACATCGTCAAGAAGATCGTCTCCTACCCGATGATCCAGTTCGACCAGGTGATTCAAGAGGGGGCCTGGGTGCATTTCTCCGTTGCCCCGGCCATGCGTCAACAGGTTCTGACCGCTCACTTCGTGGACGGCGTAGCGCGCTATCAGGAAGGGGTATCGGCATGACCTGGCCACAGCCATTTTGGGCAATCTTACTCGCAATACTGGGGGTGATCCTTGCACTTTCCGTTCTTTTCCACCCGGACCCGGTCGCTGTTGGAACCGCAGTCCTCGCCATCGCAAGCAATCTCGTCAGCGGTGCGCTCGGAGCCTTCGCCGGCCATGCCAGCGCAACCAACAACTCCAGCGGTCCGAACGCCACAATCAACAACCCCAACGCCACCTTTCCAGATGGCCCAACCAAGTAACCAGGCTTCAAAGGAGGCCAAGACCATGATCACCTTCAAATCTTTAGGTCATTTCTTCGCAACGGTTTTCGAGAAGGTTGTTTCCGTTCTTCCGAAGATCCAGGCAACGGCATCCACCGTCCAGACTGTCTCCGCGACGATCCCCGTCTATGGCCCGCTGGCTGTGACGGTCGAGAAGGCGGGTTACGCCGTCCTGGGCGAGCTGGCATCCGTCCTGACGGCCGGAGGGGCCGCTGCTGAGGCTAAACTTGCCGACGCGGGCCTCGATGTCAACGTGGTTGCCACCGTCAAGGCGATGCTGGCCAGCATCCCGCAGTTCGTCACTCTGGCGAAAACGCTGTAAATGACCGCCCTGAACGCAGCGAAGATCCTCGCCTGTCTCGCACTGACCTATCTGTGCGTGACGGCGGGGATCGTCGTCTGGCGGGCCGGGAACGCCTTGGACGCGAACTTGGCCAAGTGGGGCGACGGCGGGGCGCAGGCCTTTTCCAGCATGAACGCGGCGCTGGACACCATCAACCGGCCATGCGGAGACGGCCACCCCTGCGGAACGCTGGCGAACATCGATAAAACCGTGGTCAAGGTGGGCGATGCAGTTGTCACCACTCAGATGCAGGAGCGGGCGATTGCGCCTCACACCATAGCCGCGATGGACACATTCAACACAGCAGCTCGGAAGCTGGGCGGGACGGCGGACAGTCTATCGGGGACCGCTACGGCGCTCACAGGCACGGCCAATGCGGCGACGGCAACACTGGGCGAGGGTCAACGTACCATCGCAGCCGCGCAGCCGCTCATGGCGGCATACACGCGCTCTGGTGATGATTTAGATTTGCTGATCCGTGACAATGCTGCACCACTTCACGCCACCTTGGTACACGCGGCCGGGATGAGCGCCAGCGGCGACTTGATGCTGGCCGACGCGCAATGGAAAACCCATCAGCTTTTGCACCCCGACAAAATCAAACTGACTTTTTGGGGCGCAACCTGGGCCGGAATCAAGGCAATTCATAGCATCGAACCACCCATCTTTTAAGGAGCAGAGCAGCCCCGGTGATGAGCCGGGGCGGACCTTTGAGGGAATGAATGGTTGAGCGCAGGACGAATATAAGCCAGTTCGCCGGGGTAAATGCCCTCCAAAAGGACATTGAGCGCCTAACCAAAGAGCGAGATGCACTCGCCAAAGAGCGCGAGAACGCGCAGACACGCCTACTTGAAGAACATGGAGTGGCGCTCGCCGAGATGAAAACCACGCTGGACCTTTTAGTGGAGCGCACAAAAGATCTGCCGGATATATCCAAACGAGTTACGCGGCTCGAATCGTGGAAGGCATTCATCGGCGGAATTGCCGCAGCGTTTACAATGATCGGCGGCGCAGTTGGTTTTATCGTCGGCACCCTTGCGAGGTCAAAGTAATGGCAGCGACCCTCTACAAGCCCGAGTATGTCGAGCGCGCACGAGAGATGTGTCTGGCTGGCGCGATCAATCCTGAGCTTGCCGCGGAGTTCGGCGTAACCGTCGCCACAATCAACAATTGGCGGTCCAAGTTCCCTGAGTTCCGCGCGGCGATGGTGGCAGCTAAAGAGGTTGCCGATACGCGCGTTGAGCGGTCACTCTATGAGCGCGCCAACGGCTACAGCTTTGAGGCTGTCAAGATCTTCTGCGGAAAAGACGGACAAGTTACAGAAGTCCCTTATATTGAGCATGTTCCTCCCGATGTGACCGCTCAAATCTTCTGGCTGAAGAATCGCCAACCTGACAAGTGGCGCGACAAACAAGACTTGGAACTTAGCGGCGGCGTGAGCCTGGCCGACGCGATCGCAGAGGCGCGCAAACGTGCCAGCAAGAGCAAATAGTCCGGCGGAAGAGCAAGCACTTCGAGGGGATATTGGCTCGTTCGCGCTAGACCCTCTCGCCCATGTGCGATACGTCTGGCCGTGGGGCTCGCCGGGCACCTTCCTAGAAGAACATGAAGGCCCGCACGATTGGCAAATCGACATCCTGAGCGTCATCGGAAAGCATCTGCGCGGAGAAGGCTGCGGTTGCGGCATTCATGGCTGGCAAGAGAGATTCCAGCCACTGCGCATCGCTGTCACGTCCGGACACGGCATCGGCAAGACGGCGCTGATCGCCATGATTACGCACTGGGCTATGTCCACCTGCGACGATTGCCGCGTAATGATGACAGCCAACACTGAGGACCAGCTCGCAACCAAGACGTGGCCCGAGGTTGGCAAATGGCTAGAGAAGTCCATTAACGCGCACTGGTGGAACCGCACAGCGACTCGAATCCAGGTTAAAGATAAGGCACATGCTGATTCGTGGCGTGTTGACCGCGAGACGTGGAGCGAAAACAACACCGAAGCATTCCAAGGACTGCACAACAAAGGCAAGCGTATTGTCGTGATCTACGATGAGGCCAGCGCGATTCCGGACAAGATATGGGAAGTCACTAGCGGCGCACTGACCGACGAGAATACAGAGATCATCTGGCTGGCGTTCGGCAATCCAACCAAGAATACTGGCGCATTCCGAGAGTGCTTTGGACGCTTCAAGCATCGCTGGGTGCGGCGCCAGATCGATTCCCGCACGGTTCCCGGCACGAACAAGGTCGAGATTGCCAAAGAAGTAGAGGACTGGGGCGAGGACTCTGACCGTATCCGCATCCGCGTCAAGGGTGAGTTCCCACGGGCCGGGTCCGGCCAGTTCATCGCCGGTGACGTGGTGGCAGATGCCCGCAAGCGCAACGTGGGCGACCAGGGCAGGGCGTACAAGATCCTCAGCGTGGACGTGGCGCGGTTCGGCGACGATCAGACGGTAATTGG